GTGGAACATCATTGCCACTTGCTGGTCAGGTAGCAGTATCTGCAACAGCAAAGGTATCAAATTCTTCTTCTAGCACAAACGCTACTCTTGCAGCACTAGTTGCACAGATTACAGCAATGCAGGGAATTTTTGATAGCCTAAAGGCAGAAGTTGCAACACTTAAGGCTGACAAGGCAACAGCAGATGCTAAGGCAATTGCTGATCGTGCTGCTTTTGTAAAGCAGTACAATGCACTTGCTACAAAGTGGAACAAAAAGAATCCAAAGGCAAAGATTGCACTTCTAAAGAAGTAATCTAGTCCAACAACTAAGAGGGTTAGCCAAGCGCTAGCCTTCTTTTTTGTACCTAAAAAATGATATAATAAGACTAACATACATAGAAAAGGATGTGACCTTCTATTAAACAATTCCTACTAAAAAGTGGGGTAGTTGCTTTTTTGGTGGGCTTGTGGTTTATTTTATCTCCAATTAGTCAAGCACATGCAGATGAAACAGTCACAAGCCAAGTGTCCTCATCTGATACATCAACGGCAACAATAGATTCTTCTTCAACAGTTATTGTACATACATCTGTAGAAAGCGCAACAGCCACGATAGAGGTAGCACAGGCTACAATCACTCAGGCTGAAACTGCCACGGCAGTCATACAAACCCAAGCAACAGCCATTACAAGCCCTACAGAGACCATTACAGTCACTATCACACAGGCTCAAACCTCTATAACTCAGGCTCAAGCAGTAGTAGATAGTGCTACTGTGGCTGTAAATAATGTTACTTCTGCTCAAAATTCCCTGGCTCAGGCGGTAGAAACTCAAACAGACATGGCTCAAATAGTAACCACAGAGTCAGTAACAGTGCAAACTCTTGTAGATAGCATGACAGTCCTATCGGGACAAGTTGATAGTCAGACAGCAGTTGTATTATCTGATAGTGCTACAGTTACCACAGAGCAAGGAGATCTTCAACTAGTTCAAGATCAGATAGCATTAGCAAATGCTGGAAATCCACAAACAACTGATCTTCCTAAAGACGATGATTATGCATTTAGAATGACATTGCCCTATGCTCTTAGACTTGGTGATCAAGAATATACTGATGTATATGTAGCAACCAATGGTTTGATATCTTTTGGACAACTACAAGGTTGGGGTGGAAATGCTCCAGCAGTTTATATTAACTTCCGTGACTGGTGGAATGTTGACTCAGACACTTACCTTAGATATTCAACAACAATCAACTCTCTTTTAATTGAGTGGATGGTTAGAGGATATGGAACCCGTTCTGGACAACTTACCAATATTATTTTTGATGCAGATGTAAACCCAATTGATGGAACATGGAAAGCAGATGTATCTTCAGTCGGAGAGTCTGGCAATGGTCAAGTTCAAGTTAATCAAATAATTAATAATCAATTAACTGGATCTGTTATACAGCAAAATGCTAGTAGCACACCAACAAATCTTTCTGCACATATTGATATCACTGGTTATACACCTTATACACCACTGCCACCAGATACAAATTTAGAAGAGGCATTATCATCTGCCCAAGCAGATTTACAAGCAGCCCAATCAGTTTTATCTGCTTCTCAATCAGTTCTTAATGAATTGATTGCAAGCGAAAACGCATTGCAATCTGAAATTGATGCAGCACAAGCAGAATTATCTGCAGCACAAGCAGATCTTGCAGAAGCCACACAGGAAGTCGCTTACTGGGAGAATGAGGTAGATAGTGCAGAAGCAGATCTAGAAGCAGCAATTTCAGTAATTGAACCAGTAGTAGAGGCAATGAAGGCTGCTGTAGTAGTTGCACAAACAATTGTTAATAATACTCTTGCGGAAGAGGAAGCAGCACGACAGGCTGCATTAGCAGCAGAAGCACAAAGACAAGCGTCTATTGCAGCAGACAATGCAAGAGCAGCAGAGGCAGCATCAGCAAGAGCACAAGCAGAAGCAATCGCTGCACAAGCAGAAGCAGCAAAAGCAGAGGCTGATCGTATAGCAGCAGAACAGGCTGCAACCCAAGCAGAGGCTGAAGCACAACAGGCAGAAGCGGATAGAATTGCTGCAGAAGAAGCAGCAGCCCAGGCTGAAGAAGAGGCTAAAGCAGCAGAAGAAGCAGAAGCCCAAGCAGAGGCTGAAAGATTAGAAGCAGAAGCAGAGGCAGCACGACAGGCTGAAGAAAATGCAAAGGCAGAAGCAGAAGCAGCAGAGGCAGAGGCTGAGGCAGCAAGACAAGCAGAAGAAGATGCTAAAGCAGAAGCAGAAGCAAAAGAAAAAGAATTAGAAGAAGCAAAGGCTGCTGAAGAAGAAGCCAAGGCAGAGGAAGAAGAATTAAAAGAAATACTTAAAGAAGCAAAAGACGGTAAAGAATTAACTGAAGAACAAAAAGAAGTTGTTGTTGAAGCATTACTTGAAGATCTTAAACCAGGTGAAGCAGTAACAGCAGCAGCAGTTGTTGCATCTGGAGTATCTTATGCAGATCTTCCACCATCAACACCAGTTGAACTTCGCACAGATGAAAATGGAAATGCACTTGTAATCACAGCAGCAGTTGCTGCAAATATTGAATTAGTTCAAGATCCAGGAGCACTTCTATCAGCAGCACTAACTGATCCAGGAGCAGCCCTTGCAGCACTTGGAAGTATTGGTGCAGATATGACTGAAGCAGAAAGAGAAGAAGCAACAGACATGGTTGTAGCAACAGTTGTAGCAGCAGGTGCAGCAATTAACGCTGCAGCCGTAGCAACAGGTGGAGCAACAGGTGGAAGCACGGGTGGTGGAGGAAGTTCTGGTGGTGGCTCGGGCGCTAATTCACCAGGTTCAAGAGGAGGAAGAAAATGGTAAGAGTAATAAAAAATATCTTAAAAGATTTGGTAGACCAGGCATGGACCCTTCTTGGAATGTTTATTGCATGGGTTGTTTTAGACGGTAGTGCTAAAACAATTGTTGGATATGGCATTATAGCCACAACTGCACTTTGGATTATTACTAGCCCTGCTAGAAATAAAGAAGAGTAGTATAATAAGGCATATGAAAAAATTTATAGCCATAATGTCAGCCACAACCCTGTCGCTAATGCTTACGTCTTGCGGTATGCTAGAAAATAGATACCGTTATGAATGCCATGACCCTGCTAACTGGTATAATAAAGAGTGCAATCCACCAGTTTGTTTGGCTGACGGATTGTGCACTAAAGACATACTTGGTTTTGATCCTACGGAGGGTAGCGTAAATGAGTAGAAAAAGATATACATCAGATGAATTAGATGCACGATTAAAGTTTTTTCTTGGCATGACATTAGGAACAATCCTTTTGTTTACAACTATGGGTATTTTGTATGCCCTTGTTTTTGTAACACAGCCAATAGGTGAGCAATCAGAAAACGACAAGATGTTCTTTAATGTTTTGTCATCTGTAGCAACATTTATTACTGGCACACTTGCTGGTATCTTGATTGGTAAAAATGGTGGGGGTTCAGATAGTTCACAACCTTCTCAACCATATGAGTCACAGTCTATTCAAACATCTGAGCCTGTAGTTAGCCAGGTAGCAGATGATCTTGATGACTTAGATGACTTTATTGAATAAATAACAGCCTGTTTGACACTATTTAGGGTAGATGGTATACTTAAATATACGCATCTAAAGGGGTTTCTGCATGACTTGTATTGCTGTAGTAAAACATGAAGATAAAATTTATATGGCTGGTGACCGTGGTGCATCAGATGATGGAACCATCCTTGCTTTAGATGCTCCCAAGGTTTGGAAAATTGGTCCATACCTAATTGGATATGCTGGTTCAATGGATGGCGAAAGAATTCGTTATAACTTTAAACCAACTGCCCCTAACATAAAAGATACAGATAAGTTTATGCAAACAAGGTTTATCAAAGAACTTAAAGAATTTTATAATGAATTCTGGGTAGATACATCCAAAGATGGTGATCTTGGTTTAATTATTGCTGTTCGTGGTGAGATATATGAACATAGTTCTGCAGATATGTCTTTATCTAAATACACACTTCCATACCTTGCTATGGGTTCAGGTGCCGAATATGCTTATGGGGTTTTATATGCTACAGACAAACAAAAAAATGCAAGGAATAGAGTTGTTCAAGCAGTAAATGCTGCAATTAAATTTAATCCATCATGCATGGGTCCAGTTGACGTAGTGAGTATTTAAAGGTATACTTGTATTATGCATAAAGAAGATAGCGTAGAAGACGAAGAATTTGGCATTTGGTTAACAAATGGAATTGAGCGGGGATGGGTAACAGAACCGTATTGCAATACCCATGATGGTGGATATCAATATATGGGTGAAGATGAAGTACAAGAATGGGAAGACGGTGGCGACCCATGTTGCCATGTAGTCCGTTTAATGATCTAAGGAGAAAAATGAAAAAAATAGCAGTGGGGTTAATTGCAGTATTTGGCTTAGTACTATTACAGCCAGCAAGTGCAGAAGAAAAGAAGTCAATTGTAATTATTGATACAGCAGTAGACACATCTTTGCCAGAGTTGCAGGGAAAGATCGTACATGAAGTTTGTTTAATGGAAGAACTTCGTTGTCCAAACAAGAAGTCCTTTATGGAAGGTCCTGGATCAGCAACACTTCCAGTCCCACAGGTATACTCTGGAGGATTTGGTCACGGAACGCAGATGTCTTTAGTTGCAACAAAGACTAATCCAAACATCAACATTGTTTTTATTCGTATATTCCCTATGGATAAGAATGGAAATGTTGCATACAATGCTGCAAATGCTAATAGCACAGTGAAGCAGGCTCTTGATTGGGTCATTGCAAACAAAGCAAAGTTTAATGTTGTAGCCGTATCTGCATCGATTGGTCAGAGACCAACAAAGCGTGGTGCTGCTTATTGTTCTATTAATAGGTTTGATGCTGGACTAAAGTCTTCGATTCAATCTTTAAAGTCAATTGGTGTAGCATCTGTATTTGCTGCGGGAAATGACAGAGATAAAGAAAGAATTAACTATCCAGCATGTCTATCTGATTCAGTTGCAATTGCTTCTATTAGTGACAGAGGAAATACAGAAACATATAACAACGATTCCGCAGACATTGATTTTTATGCTCTAGGAAGATATGAATTGCCAAGTGGAAATGTTTCAGGAACATCTTCTGCAACGGCTGCATTTGCAGCGTTTTGGGCTAAATCATATTCTGGCAGTTATCAAACTACATACGACAATCTAAAGTCTATTGCAATTACATCAGATACAAACAGAGTTAATACTGTTGTTGATGTTTTAAAGTAAAAGGTTTTGGTCTGTAACTCAGTTGGCAGAGTGTAGAACTGTTAATTCTAAAGTCGTAGGTTCGAGCCCTACCAGACCAGCCAGGCGAATATTGCATAGTGGTAGTGCGTAACCTTGCCAAGGTTAATGTGCGAGTTCGATTCTCGCTATTCGCTCCAAACATTTGGTATAATAGTATTGTACTGCCTTTGGGGGTACATTAACTTATTCGCTTGAAAGGGGAATAAAATGGTAACACAATTTGCAATGGATCTTTTTAATGATCCTTTTTTTATTGGCTTTAATAGAGAGTTAAGCCGTCTCAATACAGCACACAAAGTAAACTCACAATCATATCCTCCATATGATCTTCTTAAACTAGATGAAGATACATACAGGATATCGATTGCAATTGCAGGCTTCACTAAAGATGATATCGATGTTTCAGTAGATAACGGAACACTTATTATTAAGGGTGAGGTTGTTGAAGTAACTGATGCTGAAGTTGTTCATAAAGGTATTGCTGGTCGTAAATTTGTACGATCCTTTGCACTTGGTGAATATATGGAAGTAACAGGCGCTGAAATGAAGGACGGGATGCTACACATTAATGTAGATCGTATTGTTCCAGAAGACAAAAAGCCTAAGACGATTAAAATCAAGTAGTACAATATAAATAGTCCCTACACAGGACCTTAGAGATGGTTTAGTTACCCATTTATATGACCGTGGCTATTGTGCCTGGAAGACCTGTGTAGGGCATTATACTTAGGTGTATAATTAAGATCTATGTCAGGAAAAGAATTGGCAGTTTTTAATAAACAGCAATTCAAAGATCGCCTAAAAAAAATTAAAGAGGCGAGTGGGTGTGTAGACTGCGGAATAACTAATCATATAATGTTAGATTTTGATCACTTAAAAGATAAAAAATATAATATATCAAGAATGATTCATGACGGATTTTCTTGGGCAGCAATCAAAAAAGAAATTTCAAAATGTGAGGTAGTTTGTGCCAACTGCCACAGAGTAAGGACCCATAACAGGTTGACAAACAAAAGTGCATAATGCTATAATTAACATATAGCCAACAAACAGGAGGAACCACATGGCAGCAAAAGGCTCGTTAGCAGCAATCACAGAGATTGCAAAAGCAGAAGTAGGAACTATTGAAGGTCCAAAAGATAATGAAACAAAGTATGGAAAGTGGACAGGTGCAAACTTTCTTCCATGGTGCCAATCATTTGTTTCTTGGTGTGCATTTACATCTGGACTAGATGCAAAGAAATATCCAAAGTCTGCATCAACTGTAGCAGCAGCAGATTGGTTTAAAAAGAATAATCGATGGGCAGATGCTCGTAATGATGATCCAACTCCAGGGGACTGGATTTATTTTGATTTCCCAGATGATGGCGTAAATCGTATTTCACATGTTGGTCTTTGTATTAAAAATAATGGTGATGGAACAATTCAAGTTATTGAAGGAAATACATCTGGAACTGCAAAAGGAGACCAGCGCAACGGCGGAATGTGCGTAGAAAAAACACGTGCATACGTAAAGAATAAGAAGGGTCTTCTTAATGCAGTAGTTGGCTGGGGTCGTCCAGTATATGCTGGGGAAGAGAATCTAGCATTGCTTTCAAAAGGATCTTCAGTAATACCAGCAGAATCTGTTACAAATAAAACTTCTGCTGTTGTAGAAAAGAAAGAGTTTAAACCATTTAAGGTAGGCTCAAAGGGAGAAACAGTAAAAAAGGTTCAAGAACTTCTTGGAGTAAATGCTGATGGAGACTTTGGTTCAGGAACCGAAAAAGCAGTTAAGGCTTTTCAAAAGAAGTCTTCTCTTCCAGTAACTGGAATTGTTGATCAAGCAACACTAAAGGCATTAAGAGGTAAGTAGTGCCTGTATACGACTATAAGTGCACACAGTGCTCATCTACTATTGAATACAAAAGAGATTTTGGAGATAGTACAGAGCCCGTTTGTTGTAGTAAAACAATGCAAAGACAATGGCAGTCGCCAGGTGTACTTTTTAATGGTAGCGGATTTTATTCAACAGATAACAGAAAGTAGCGGTATACTATGAAGACAATGATAACAGAAGAGATCGTAGCAAAAGAGTGGGTACTTAAAGCAACTGATCGCTGTGATTCATGTGCAGCAGAAGCCCTTGTTAAAGTCACTGGTTTGACTGGAGACCTAATGTTTTGTGGTCATCATTACAATAAGATTATGGATAACCCTGAAGGATACAATAAAATGATGTCTTTTATGCTTACCATTATTGATGAGCGAAAGAAATTGGTGTTATAAAATGTATGAGTATTACGTAAGAAAAGTAGAGAACGTAGTAGATGGAGATACCATTGACGTTCTTATTGATTTAGGGTTTGATATCTTGTTCCAGTCTCGTGTAAGATTGGCTGGAATTGATACTCCTGAATCTCGCACAAAAGATTTAATGGAAAAGGCTCTTGGAATTGAGTCTAAAGAATACCTAAAGAAGGCTCTAAAAGATGCCAAGTCAGTTGTAATTAAAACTGAGAAGATGAACTCATCTGAAAAGTATGGTCGCATTTTAGGCTGGGTATATATTAATGGAGACACAGTATCTCTTAATGACATGATGATCAATGATGGCTATGCCTGGGGATATCTTGGAGATACTAAGGTAAAAGATTTTGAAGCACTTAAAAAGGCTAGAGCAAAATCTGGTAAATAATGGGGCACATCCTTTACTTTACGGCAGAATGGTGTAATCCGTGTAAGCGTGTTCGCCCTATTGCAGAAGATTTAAATAGGGATGGAATTGTTAAGATTCAGTTTATTGATGTTGATGATAACAATGAACTTTGTAAAAAGTTTGAGATTAAGTCAATTCCAACTTTTATCCTTATTGAAGATGGACAGGAATTACGTCGTATTAATGGTGCTAAAACTAGAGAACAACTTGAGGATTTTATAAATGGCTAGTGAAGAAGATAAAATCATAGATGATCTTATTCTTAAAGGTGGTCTTGAGGTTGCTGCTTTAGATGAAGATACAGGAGAAATGTTGTACTCTTTTACTCCTAAAATACAAGAACTTATGCCAGATTTATATGAGGAGCACATAAGAGGTGTTAATTCTGAGGTAATGAACCTATGGGAAAAAGGATTTTTAAATCTAGACCTATTTGTTAAAGATCCCATAATTACAATTACAGCAAAGGCTTTAAATAAAGAAGAAATCCAGGGCTTATCCAAGCAAGAGCGGTGGTCTCTTTTTGAAATCATCAGACTGCTCCAACGCAAAGTCTGATATAATCAGTATATAGGTCTAGGAGGATACTAATGCCATATAGAGTCGGAGCCAAAGGCTCGTTTGGATGTTCTGGATACCCAGCATTAAAAGAGGGTACCAATGAAGTAATGGGTTGCCATACAACAAGAGCAGAAGCCGCTGCACAAATTTACGCAATAAATCGTTCAGAAGGCAACGTTGATAAGTCTATGCATGTTATAAAAGAAGGCGACTTTGTTATGGGCATGACTAAAGAAGGAATGATTCATGGCATGGTAGAACATATTATGACAGAGGGTGGAACATTGGGAACTCCTGGATCAGAATATGCACTTGAATCTATGCCTCCAGAAAATCCTGCGATGTCTGTAAGAATATACAAAGAAGAAGAAGATGGCTGGGAGCCAACTGCATATAGTATTGGCATGATGCATAATGATGCTCAAGTTGTTGATATGGAAAACCACTCAATGGAAGAAGGTTCAGATATGGAATCTGAAGAAAATTATATGGATAAAGCAAAAAAGCCTAACTACGGTGAAATGATTCAACCACGCAGTGGTGGGTCAACACCAGCAAACCCAAAGTTATATGCAAGAGTAGTGCAGGCAGCAAAAGATAAGTTTGATGTTTATCCTTCTGCAGTTGCTAATTCTTGGGTAGTACAAGAATATAAGCGTCGTGGTGGAACATATAAGTCAGACTCACAACCTACATCAAAAAGTATTTGGGATGGATCTTTTGATCCGAATGGGTTAATAAAGTAATGGCAAAAAGAAAAGCAACTGCTTTTAATCCAACACAGATTAAAAATGGAAGAATTGTTCGTCTTAGAAAAGACGGAACGATTAAAGTAGATCTTGGTCTATATTTAAATAAATCACAAAAGGTAGTTAATCATGGCTGACACATACTCACCTAATGCTGGCATGAAGGCTGCTGCAAGACGTGCTTTAAAGTGGAAAGAAGATGGCAAGGCAACAGGGGCTGGAACTCCAGTAGGTTGGGGTCGTGCAACAGATATTGTTAATGGATCAGCAATGTCTCTTAGTACTGTTAAAAGAATGTTCTCTTTCTTTTCTCGTCATGAAGTAGATAAAAAGGGTAAAGGTTTTTTTGATGGTCCAGACTTTCCATCTAATGGAAGAATTATGTGGGATGCATGGGGCGGCGATGCAGGGTTTGCATGGAGCCGTG